ATTTATTAAAACTTTTTATCGCAATTAAATAAGAAATAAAAGTGGGAAAGTGGGTTTTTTTCACAAGAAAAATTTCAAATCGGCGCAAATCGGCCATTTTGGGGCAAAAAACGCCTAAAAAGTGCCATTTTCAGAAAATGCCTCCGAATTTTTCTGCCCACTTTTGGTTTTCAAAACCGGGCTTTTGCCCACTTTTTCTGGGCTTTTTTCAAGAAAATTGTCCGTACACGCTCAAAAATTTTTTCGAAAGTGGGCTTTCGCCCGAATCCGCCAAACAAAAGTGGGCTAAAATTTACACCATTTTCAAGTATGTACTGACTCATTTCTCTCATTTCCAAACTCGTCCGTTCCGTTTATCAACCAGAATAATCCGACCTTCGATCTCGAAGCCAGCCAACTCACACAAGTAAAACTGCGTATGCAGCAGCCTATGAAATCTTTCGTCTTCTTCACGCTCAATATTCTTGATGGCTTCGTAAGCGGTCGGGTCAGAATATCCTTCGGCATTTCGTCGAGGATTAGTAGTGTTCGCCATGATGCAGGTACTCCTTTCTTCTAAGTTTGCTTCAAGATTGCTATGCCTTCTTTCAAGCTTTCCGGAATATCAATTACTCGCTGGTTACGGCTTCCTCTGAAATCAAGCTCCAACGATTTTTCAGCCTGTACAAACGGACCGTCAACGAGCACATCAATATGTTCAAGAAGCTCGATGCCTTGCCTGTACAAGTCTTCAAAAAGATAACCAGTGTAGCACCAAACGCTAAGCCCCATTTCATGAGCTTTTTCAGCGATCAGAGCACACTGGTAAATCTGACAGAATGGTTCACCTCCGGAAAGGGTGATGCCGTCTATCCAATCTTTTCTTTTTGAAATATCATCGAGTATATCTTCGATCGACACGAGTTTTCCGCCACCGAATGGGTGAGTTTGAGGATTGTGGCAACCGGGGCACTGATGCGGACAGCCCTGTGTAAATATCACATACCGGATTCCTTCCCCGTCAACAATAGACTCCGATTCAATCCCCGAAATTCGAATCAACTTCATGTTTGACACGATCTCGCTCCTCCGCACGCTTAGCGTCATTCCACTTATCAAGAGTTCCGACCAAATATCCAGTGATGCGACGAATGCGTTCGAACGGAACTCCATCAGCCTCGCTCCGTCCGCAGCAGGGACAGGTGTCATTGATAATACCGTTGTAGCCACAGACAGGATCTCGGTCTACAGGATGATTGATGCTTCCGTAGCCGATGCCGGCTTCTTTCATGTGTCTTACAACTCGTTCGAAAGCTGCAAGGTTTTTGGTCGGATCACCGTCCAGTTCTACATAGGAAATATGACCGGCATTGGTAAGAGCATGATACGGTGCTTCGATATCGATTTTCTTAAGTGCAGGGAGATGGTAATATACCGGAACATGGAAGCTGTTGGTGTAGTAGTCACGATCGGTAACACCCTTAATAATACCAAATTCTTTTCGGTCAGCTCTAAGTAAGCGTCCGGCTAAGCTTTCAGCGGGAGTAGCAAGACAGGTTACATTCATGCCAAACTGCTTGCTTTTCTCATCACAGTAGTTCCGAATATATTTTACGATTTTTAAGCCGAGTTCCTGAGATGCTTCATCTTCACCATGATGATGCCCAGTCAATGCTACAAGACACTCTGCAAGCCCACAGAAACCGATAGAGAGTGTTCCGTGTTTCAGCACCTCTCCAACCTCGTCATCCGGTCCAAGTTTGTCAGAGTCCATCCATACGCCTTCTCCCATGAGGAACGGAAAGTTTCTAACTACTCTTGACGCTTGAATCTCATATCGATCGAGAAGCTGCTGCATGGTTTTGTCGAGCATTCCGTCAAGCAGTTTGAAAAACTGAGGAATATCACCGCCAACTACAATAGCAAGCCTTGGGAGATTGATAGAAGTGAAACTCAGATTACCTCTTCCGGGAGCGATCTCGCGAGACGGGTCATAAACATTACCCATTACACGAGTACGGCAACCCATATAGGCAACCTCCGTTTCAGGATGACCGGGCTTGTAATATTGGAGATTGAACGGAGCGTCAATGAAAGCAAAGTTAGGAAACAGCCGCTTTGCACTGACCTTCATCGCCAGTTTGAACAGGTCATAGTTTGGGTCATCGGGATTATAGTTGACTCCCTCTTTGACACGGAAAATCTGAATCGGAAAGATTGGTGTTTCACCATGACCGAGTCCTGCTTCTGTAGCAAGCAGAAGCTGCTCAATAGCAAGACGACCTTCCCAAGATGTATCCGTGCCATAGTTAATAGAGCTGAATGGAACTTGAGCGCCGGCACGGGAATGCATGGTGTTCAGATTATGAATGAACCCCTCCATAGCCTGATAAGTATCGCGAGTAGTCTTTTCCATAGCATAGTCGAGAATCCATGCTTTATCTTTCAGATCGTTGAGGCGTTCACAAATCTCATAGCCTTCTTTCAGGTATTTCTGATAGGTGCAACGGACGCCCTCGGCCATAGCATAATCGAAGTCCACGACACTCTGTCCGCCATGCTGGTCATTTTGATTCGACTGAATGGCAATAGCAGCCAGAGCAGCATATGAACCGATGCTTTTTGGTGCTCTCAGATGACCGTGTCCGGTATTGAATCCATTCTTGAAGAGCTTGCGAAGCTCAATCTGCGTGCAGGTCGTCGTCCATGCATAGAAGTCAAGATCGTGTATATGAATCCATCCATCACGGTGAAGTTCTGCAATTGCAGGTTTAATCAAATACTCCAAATTGTACTCCTTGGCGGTATTGGCACCATATTGCAGCATAGCCCCCATAGGGGAGTCACCGTTGATGTTGGCGTTATCTCGTTTCAAGTCGCTGTCCTTTGCTTGAAGAACGGTAATACTATCAAAAATAGCTTTTACCTTTTCTCCGAATCGTTCATTCATAGAAAACCCTCCTTAAATATCATCCTGATTGCGATGCAGACTGTGTTCAGCGTCGAAACCATCCGGATACCTGGCTTTCAGTTTATCCACATTCATCTGCATGATGGTTTCAAGGTCATACCCAATAGCGTTTGCACTTACAGCGAGATACCAAGCCACATCTCCAAGCTCTTTAGCCATATGTGCAGTGTCCAGTTCGTGCCCCTGAAACAGATGTTTTTTCAAAATATCAATTGCTTCGCCGGCTTCTCCGTTCAGTCCCATTAAGCCATTGAGCAGAAGTTTCTCAGGCGGTAAATCTACTGGGGCTGTGCGAAGAGCTGCCTGCTGATAATCGTTCGGTGTCATATTTTTTCCTCCTGTGATTACGATTTACCAGTGCAATAGCCTGGTTTATTTGAATATCAAGCTGACGTTGTTCTTTTGCTTCCCGCAGACGGTCACGAACAGCCTGAATATCCGCTTTTGTCGCTTCTCTGGCAAGCATGTTTTTTCTCCTTTACACAAAAAATAAGAGCCAAGGTTTAACCTCAGCTCTTACATGACTTGTTAATTTTTCGATTTGTGGTATTTCCAGGCTTCACAAACCGTTTCCTTGCATTTCGGATAATCAGGGCGTCCGCATTTGTTGCAGATAAGCTCTTTCCGTCCGAGATCCGGAATATCTTCCTCAAATTCTCTGATAACAGTTGTCCATGTGCCGTCTTTTCTTCGAACCGGACAGGACATTCTGGATTTAACTTTCATCCTTGTTACACATCCTTTCGATAACGGTCATGCAATAAGGTCTAAAGAATTTATCAAAGATTGCTACCGGCACAGTAATAATCAACAATATCCAAAATACGTCTCGAATAATTCTCATTTGATGACCTCCTTACAGTATTTTACCATAAACACAACAAAAGTAAAAGGGCTTGTTACGGCCCCTTTACCTTCAAAATCGAGTAACTTACGAAATCATGATCTTGTAGCGTTCGTTCAGTTCTTCGAACACTTCCTGATCTGCTGCAATGCTGATGTGAAACTCAATCTTGCCCTTTTCGTTCAACACGGTCTGGACAGCAGGTTGAAGTTTCTCAGCAAACAGCATTCTCAAACAAGTGCCGAGTTGCCGATCATTAACTGCCAGAAAATAATTCATTGTGCGTTGCCTCCTTTCATAATAGGGGGTGTATTTTTCGTGCAGGAAACCGTTTGTTAGAGTTTCTCCGTCTCGATAAGGTGCTCACATTCATGTGGGTTTTCATCCGAGCAGACTTTATATTTATCCCAGTATCTTGGGCATTCATGTTCCTTTGCGTTTTTACTGCACATCGTCCATAGTGGGCACAGCTCTCCGTAATAAGGAAGCTGATTGACTACGAATTTCATCATCTTTCATCCTTTCTTTTCGCCAGTAATAAGCTTAGAATATGGCAGACTTTCAATCCAATCACAGAACGTATGCCATTCGTCGAGTTTGTGATTCCGGCGGGACTTGTAGATGTTTGCCAGAACCTCGTAATTCAGCATGACTGTCCGGCGCTGGTTATAAGAGCTTGGCAGAAGTTGGATCAGCTGCCACCAGTACCGTTTGTCCTTTGTTTTAATATATCTTCCTCGGTAGTAGTTAAGGACATTGATTATTAAACCCAGAAGGTCATCGCCATCTACCCGGATGTTATTCGCATCATTGAGAAAAAGAGCGTCACCTGCATCATTATTAGCCATACTCAGTAAATGTTCATGACTGAAATCCTCCAGCGTAAACTCCTTGTCCGCAATCTTATGCATCGTCGAGCACGAGTTCGCAACCGTACCAACCTTGTAGGTGTCGAACTCTTTCCACCAGTATAGCGGGGCGGTGATGTCAAGATAGACCGTAATCATCCGCATGAACTTGCGATGGTCAGTGCCTGCGTTGCGGAGGGTAGTCATGAGGTTGAGGTCGTTAGGACCGAGAATATATTTTGTACCAATCTCGACATCGTCAGCGTGGCAATCAGTGTATACACAATCTGCGCAATGAGCTGGACCATGCGTGGCGCAAACACCACTATCACTCTTCACCCACGAGTTCTTAGGGTTCCTCATACCACGAATGGCGTGCCCCCAGCCTATAACCTCGGCGTTTTCAGTTTTTAGCATTTTCTACCTCCGCAAGCTTCGTCCGAATCATTTCCAGAATTTCTTCTACAATCGAACGAGTGTTATTGTGTAACTTAATATAATCGGCATGGTCTTTATACCAGGCAAATATTTCGGAAAGGTCACCTTTAATCCAGCTGAATGCCCACCAGTCACAGATCATCTCAATAATGTATGGATACGGCATTTCGATAAGGATAGTTCCTTCTTTAGGTTCGTCGTTGATTAAGACCCAATACTGCCAATGATTGGGGTTTCGGTGGATATGCATAAGCCATGCCCGGTTAAACGCCTCGATGATTGCTGGGGTTTGTTCCCCATAGAAATAGTTGTCATAAGGCGTGTACTCATCTGGCGTATTCTTCGACATATCATGGAACTCAATATTTCGAGTCGCCTCCACATCTGTCAGTTCTGGAATATAAGCAGCAATCCACTGATAAGCCTTTTTTACAGCTTGTCTGTGTTTTTCCAGATATTCATCATATTTTTGAGACATTGGATTCTCCTTTCTGATAGATAACCCGATCGCAAGCAACTTTGTTTACCACGCTGGTTGTGTAGTCGATTGTAGGTACCTCATGCTGCTCGAAATGGATTACTATGGAAAAATCAGTGATTAAATCATTTTCGGGATGCACCATCGATTCAGCTCGGTTGATAAGTTCTTGACCTGCGTCTTTTATTTGCTGAACAAGAGCATTACGATACCCATTAGCCATTTTTTTCGATCTCCTTTCTCAATTTATGAGCCATAGCCACCTGTTCCTCAAGCCCCGGCATATGAGGGCAGGGGTAATCGAGACCACAAAATAGACAAGTAACACCTCTCGTAAGAGTAAAGCATCGATTGCATAAAACCCGACAACTTTCTTTAAGTGAATCGTTTTCATTTTCGAGTTTTGAAAGCTTTTCATGGTATTCAGTCTGAAGGTCTGACAACTGTCTTTTCAGTTGTGCATTCTCTTCAGTAGCATCTGACGAAAGTGCCTTTCTGAACTCCTCAAGATTCATGTTTCTTTTCTCCTTTCAGAAATATCACTCTTGATCGAGCCGTGCCTGTTTAAGGATGCGACCAATTTCATAAACAGATTTTGCCTGTGCAATTTTTCTCTTAACTTCTTCGCTATAGCAAAGTTTCGTCGCAATATCAATCGCATCCTTTTTCTCGGCATCAAGAATTGTTTTTGCTTTCATAGTTCATCGGTTTGTGGGAATTTGTATTGCTGGGTTCTGCGAGACAGTCATTGCACGGGTCTTTGGACTCTTCAAGACCATGGTACTTGCAAGATTTACAATACTGGTCAAAATAGACTTCCTTTTCTTCATTCATCTGCAAAACCTCCTTACAAAATCCACAGGATGCACTTCACAGTTAAAGCAATGACGATGGCAGAAACACAAAGACAAGCTACCAGCGCGATAGCCTGCCCGATTTTATAAGCGACAGTATTCATTCTGTCTGAATTGTTGGTATTGTTATGCATATTCAGCCTCCAATCTGAAGTCCGAGATGAGAATATAAATCCTTATAAAGGATCTTCTCCAACTCGTCCTTATACATTGTTACAACTTTGCCGTCTACTACACAGCTTACAGTTTCTCTCAAAATGGGAGCTGCTATATCAGCAGTAACCGGGGCTTTGACATCTGCCATAATCGGTTCTGGTAAATATCCCAATGCTTCCATTTCCTTGTGCTCACAGGTCTCGACAAAAGGACATTCACGGCATTGCTTCGTCAGTCTTGCCAACGCCATCGTCCGTCACCTTCTTTCTCAGGTATCGCTCAATGTTTTTGCACCGATTTCGATTTGAGCATCGAATGACCGTGTCGGATATGACGATCTCTTCACTCATTCCGTATGCTTTTTGCGGTCGTTGAACATCTGGATCGAAGTCCATGCAAGCAGAGCAATACTCCGCGACATCAATTGTTATCATCTTTTCTCCTTTCTCGGGCAGCTTTGGGTTTATAGCTGCCGACATACTTGGTTTCGTTGAAATTCCGCTTCTCGCTTAACGCTCGACTGATAGCCAAATCAATGCCGGAACGGGTTTTCAAATGGTAGTAATATAAATCTTTGAACGGAGTATTTAAGCGATCGGTTCGCCCAGCTGACTGCTTTATAATTTTGTAGGAGTAATTCTGCGAGTAGAACACAATGGTGTCTGTGCTAATGCAGTTCCAACCTTCGGCTCCAGCAGTATACTGAACCAGATACACCCAGCTGTCGCAAGTCGGAATCGGTTGATGCTTGTGACCGTTCCATTCTGCAATCTCAACATTTTCTCCATAGTAGAGATTTTTCAGAATATCAAGCTCGTAGTCGAAATTGTAGAAGACGATCATTTTGGGATGTTTCTCAAACAGTTCCATTAGAGCGATTTGCCTGGACTCGTCCTCATTTACGATGCGTCGCCATACATAGCAGAGCTCTCCGGCGTTGACAATCGGCTCGTTTTTATATGGGTTCCAGCGAAGACGACTTGTCTCTTTATACTTCGCAACATCATAATTGACATAAACATCCTCATGGTGCGAACAGGTTTCCCGCTTGAAATCCATATCCACAAGAATGCGATTACGAAGCCGGATGAGTCGTCCGACTCCTAAATATCTGTCTACTTTTGGATACTTTCCGTTTACCCAAGTCATGACCATGTGTTCTTCTTTGAAAGCAGTCCGGTTCTTATAGAAGCCGTTTGCTACAAATACAGGAATATAATCCTCCCATGTGTCCCCTGGGGTAGCAGATAGAAGAATCCATTCGTTAAACTTGGCAATTTTCAGAAAAGCCTTTACCCATGCACCTGAACCGACAACACGCTGCTCATCAAATATGAAGAATGCGTCCATAACCATGGCATACTTCCCGATATTGTTCCAAGAATCAACGACGACCTTATTTTTATAGGCATTGACCTCTTCATGGACAGAGAGAAGGAAGGGCGAAAGCTCACCCTCCCATTCCAAAGTATCTCTCTTTCTCGCCGTGGTGATGATGTACAGGTCTTTTGGTGTACCCGGCATCCGAATATAACTCTTTGTGCCGAGCTTACCGCCATTCTGTTTGTAATAATAGGCTAAAGCTGTTCTGGATTTGCCACTACCGACACCGCCACAAAGAATGCAGCCGTTTTTCATTCTCTCAACAGCATCTGTTTGATAGTCTCGAAGTGATATGCCGGCCATCAGTACCCTCCGAAGATTCGACGCAGCACCCAGACATTGGAGAAGTACATTGGGGTAAACCAGTAATTCTCTTTGTCGTCGCTATCTGTCATCGGCTCTGTCAGAGAATTTCCGACCTTTACATATCCGGCTACACCCAAAAGTGAAAGCTGAATATAACACATTAGTGCTACAGTTTCATCGATGTCCTGTGCAACGATGAGAAGATGATTTTGGTAGTTCAGGTTTGCTTTTTCCAATTGCTTCCTTGCAGCATGAATTCCAGCAATCAATGTGGCTCCAGCTCCGCAGCAAGGATCGTTGATTGAAATATAACCGTCCTGTTCTACCTTTTTTACGACATCATCCATCGTCATTTCTGCCATCAATTCACAGACATGGTACGGTGTAAAGATCTGACCGTTATGCCCATCACCAAGATTAAGGGACATGAAAATGCTGCCCAGAAAGTCCTGCTCCAGATTTTCTTCCAAAGCCAAGACCGTCTGAGCAGCCAGTTCGGGGAACACCTCTTGTTCTTGTTTATTGTACTTTTTGATGATTTCCAAATATAACGCTTCTCGCTTATCCCGGTACTCCTTATCGAGAGGATTAGATAGCGAACAAGCGAACATAGTGATGAAGTCACGCCAAACATCCCAAGCCCGATGTCGATTGGTCAATCGTCCGAATGCATCTAAGAAAGCTTTTTCCGGAGACAAAACCTTTTTGTATTTTTCCCCAGCGGGCTTTTTTTGCTTTGGCGTTTCTTCTTTTTCCTCAGGCTCAGTCGTTTGCGGAATCTCTTCCACCGGCTGCTGAGGAGCAACTAAAGTAACTGCTTTAGGCTTGGTAGCCTTTTTGCGTTTCTTCTTTTTCTGCCACAACATGGCTTTACCTCCTTTAGAAGGGCATCTCCTCAGGACCCTCAGTTTCGGCATACTTTTCAGCGAATTCGTCTTCCTCAATGGTGACATACATCGTCTTAAGGTACGCCTTGACTCCGGTTTTGCCATTGACCTCCCAGTTGTAGGGACGAATCGTCAGATCGACATTGCGGATCTCTGCGAAGTCCAGAGTTCCGATAGACTCCTCATCCAGCTGGGTCTTAGCTCGATGAGTAATCATAATAACCTTCGGGGGGATGTTGTCGAAGCTGACCGCCACCTGAATATAATGGCGAGGAGCCTCGTCCTCATCACGAGGAGCCAAAACACGAACATTCCAGCCATCCTCAATAAGCTTCTGCGCCATATCGGGATCTTCAATGACCACGCAGAAATTGCGGGAGCCAGCACGATTGTACTTGGACTCCTCACCCTTAAAGTTGCGGAAGATAATTCGAGCATTCTCGATGATGATGTTGTCTACTGCTTTGTAAGCCATAATTAGTTTCTCCTTTCAATTTTTGCGTTTATCGCATGGAAATGGACAAGTCCTTCACTCCTCATTGGGAATACAGGACTCGGTAGAATCAGCCGTGCACAAAATATAAATGAACACAGCAATTAACAGAATTAAAATCATAAGCATTACCTCACATCAAACGGCGTAGTGTCTTCTTCGTGAGGTTGACCAGCTCCGAACCACGGTGGTGTGTTATCCGAAACATACGGTTCGTCCGCCGCAAAGCGTTCGAAGTCACCATAAACAGACAGAGACTTGACTGCTTCGTCTACCATGTTGTTGTAATAACCACGGTCAATGTCACCCTGTTTGTCCAGCTGCTTGACCATCTCGGACTCAAGCCAGCGGAAGCCCTTAGAACCCGTAGCAGCAGCGTAACCCTTTTCACCGGTCTTCTTGTTTTCAGTCTCACGAAGCAGAATGCCACCTCCGCAGCCAGGCTTAATCGGGCAGAACTGCCCAACCTTTCCGATGAAGTGGTAGTCGTGACCCTTGGCGATTTCGTCCGTTAGTTCTTCGACACGCTCACATTCAGTGGGCATCGGCTCAGTCATGCGTTTAGAATCGGTAATCTGTTTCCACCGTTTATCTTTTTCCGCTTCAAGGGCACTTACATCCGGCAAAGCCTCGTTCATGTCAAGATAGAGCGAGGACGTCACAGATTTCGTTTCGCACATATCCTCGAACTCGATGTTCTCCTTGCTGAAAAGCGTCTTGAAGACATAAGGAATCTGGAACTGTGTACCGGTTGCCGTCCATGCATACGGATGCTTCTTGTTCTCCTTGCAAATATCTTTTGCGGAGTCGATGTACTTTTTCCCGTACAGGTCACAGCACTTCTCGACTGTAGCATAACGAGCAATATAAACCGCATCGTTTACCAGACACATACGGTCGTAGGTTGCTTCGTGTTCAAAGTTGTACCCATACAGCTTGCCGTATTCAGTTACAAACTTGATGATCTCAGGCGTTGCATCCGGAATCTTGATGGAGTCGGTTTTTATGTGTGCCACAGTAAAGCCCTGACTCTGAACAGCGTGCTTGAGATTGACCATGAACAGGGCCCCTCGTTTAGCAACGATGTTATCCTTGTTACGGTTATCCCGGAACGGGTTTTCAAATCCGGCTGAGGTCAGACCGTACACGGAGTTAATTGCAATTTTCAGAGCCTGTGCCAAGTCAGCCGCAGCATTCTCGTCAGTCAGGTACTTAGCCAATGCACCACCCAGCATCTTCTTTGCTTTGTCAAAATCCTTATGCTTGATAGCAATACGAGCCTGGAGAATTTCATTGAACCGTTTCGTGTATTCCGGTCCGAAAAGTTCTTCTGCTACAATACTGCTCGGATGCATAGAGGCAATATCCAACAGAGCAATGTTACTGTACATACCGGGTTCAGAATATACATAGCCGCCCTCACCGACTTCTTCACCTCTATAGACAGACTTGCCGCCCTCGAATGTGTAGCCAGGAAAGATGGGACGATGGTTTTTATCGAACTGTGTGAACTCGTCGTAGTCTTCAAGCCCCATTGTAAACGGAAGATCCGCATTAGGATCGAAGATCTGACTCTCGTCACCCATAAAACGGTAATTGAACTGATCCTGAGGCTTGCGGTTGTTGCCAAATATAATTTTAGTGGTCAGAGAGTTCGTCGTATCATTAACTGACATCCCCGCAACATCCGCCAGAATCTGACGAGCCGTGAAGTCTGCTTTACGAGCATTAAAGGTTGCTTCTGTTGCAATGACATCGTTGTCACAATACTCGGCGACCTTTGTCCAAAGCTCCTCCGGTACAGGCTTGTCCCAGGGAAGACCAAGTTCCTGATGGTGAATACCCAGTTCAATCTCGAATTTCTTCAAGGACTGCTTCTTACTGGAAAAGTCATACACATCCGTATACGATACATTATAGGCTTCGCCAAAGAAGCAATTTGCGCTGCCGTTGATGATCTTTGTTGAGAGATTATAAAGTTGTTCGTTTGTATACCCCATCAACCGGGCATAGAGAATATGATTATCGTACCGACGGCAGTTGAAGCCAACCAGACGGAATCGCATCAGTTCCTCGATCTCAGTCGGGGTGGGGTTAATCATACGAACCACCGGCTTACCCTCACCCTCAATTTTCCAGTTCACCAGAAACAGGTTCGGAAACACCTCAACATCGTAAAACACGAGCTTGGCATCATCATTTTTTGCTCCTGCTGACTGGTCTGCGGACTTAAACTGCATCTTGTTGACTAACTTGATACAGTAATCCGCCTGATGTGTGCTGCTCGCTGCAAATGCCAAGACAGCATTGCGCATATCAGTCACGTCATAATTGAGTCCGCTTGCATAAGCATCCTCAAGAATCTTGTAAATGAAGTCGATACTGGGCTTTGTTGCCGGATGGTACTCCTTGTTGAGATTTCGCTTGATTTGCGTTCTAAGCCCTTTCTCGCTCTTCACCCCTTCAAAATTTATCACTTGTTTTTCTCCTTTCAGTGGCAAACCCGAATTAATCGTTGCGATAGGCAAGTCATTACACTTTGTCAGCTTTCTGCGCAGCGAGCTTTTACCGGTGAAGACTTTCACTTCAATATGATCGTCGTACACTCGGCTTAGCTTGCTGACATCACCGGCATAAATGTAATGAAGGTGGATGCCCTGACCGCTTTTGCTGAGTTCAGCATAGGTCGGCGGCCATTTACTCGCTTCTTTGAGATTCAGTTCATACGACTTATTGCCGTCCTTATCCTGAATATCAAAGTCGATAACAATGTGGTTCTCCGGGACTTTCACATAATGCAATCTGGATGTGGACAGGTCGCTCAACTTAGTAGAAACTTCATCCCATTTGGAAGTTGGTGTCTCTTTAGCCGAAGCATACTGAGCAGGACAATCTGCGCATTCTCTGTCAAATACCGATTTCTGTTTTAAGAACTCGATCAGTTTATGCTCAGGCTCGTCTTGCTCGGTAAGTGTCTTATCCTCGAATTTTTCGGTTCGAAAGCCAATGTAATAGCTTCGCACACGAGTTCCGTCATCAAGATTGAATCTCTCCTTGTAATCCCGGAAGTAGTTTTTCAGTTCCTCCTTAAATATCCTCTGAGAGAACGGGAAGGTAACTTTTGCCTCATCGCAATAGGTTTTATACATCTCCCATGAGGCTTTGAGAGTTGTCCCGTCTTCTTTCTTGAAGACATGGTAAGAATCAATAATGAAGTTATAGAAATCATTAGATGCACCGAGCATCGTCACGGGAATATAATCATCGTATCTGCCCGGATTCTCCAGATAGACTTTCTGGCAATGATAAGCAATTGCACCGAGTTCAAATTCGATTTGCTTTGTCACCGCCTTGTATTCCTTGGGACTCAATTTGTTTCCGGAAGGGGACACATCGATCAATCGTCTGATAAGACCTGACTTTGCGTCCGTAATCTTGACCGGTTTATTGGTGCCCATGAACAGGAAGCACTTGAAGCGGTTTGCGTAGGTCGATTTGAACTTTTCATTTACTGTCATCAGCTCGTGAGAAACCAAACTGTTCAGTCGGGTGTTGTCCTCGATGCGAGATAAGTCACCGTCATGCTGAATTGCCACAAGTGGATTCGTCTTGAATGCCTCTAATGCAAAGGAATTACTGGACGAACCCAGTGCTTTCGCATCGAAGACAGAATAATATCCTTCAAAGAGCTGCTGAACAATGTTCAGAACCGTAGACTTACCCGTACCTGCTGCACCGTACAGAACCATAAATTTCTGCAATTTCTTCGACTCTCCACAGACAATAGAACCAATAGCCCATTCAATTTTCGTTCGCTCTTCTTTAGAGTAAATTGTGGACATCAGCTTATTCCATGCATCCGTGGCCCCTTCTTCAAGAGGATAGTTCAGCCGCTTACTTGCGTAGTCTTTTTTGTTCGTCGGTGTATTGGAGAATATAAGTTTCTCATCAAGCATGTGGAAAGAGTCTCGCATCTGCTTTTGACAGTATTTATGCCATGAATCGATCATTCCAGATTCGGAATCCCACATGTGCAGAACTTTAATACTCGAATCAAAGTTTTTGCGGTTTTCCTCTGCATACTTGTCAAGTTCCCGGTCAATAAGCTGGAGCGCATCTTGCTCATCCGTAGACCATAAACCTCGGTCTTCTAACCAAATGGCATAGAAGTCACCGCCTCTAATCATCAGGTCGGAGCTTTTCTTAATGATGAACTTCGGATAGATTTCTATTACACCACGCTTCGTACTACGGGTCGAAATCATTAAAAAGTCGATCATCGAAGTTCTTTAGTCTCCTTCCGTTTTTCTAAGCTCCTTGATTTCGTTTTTAAGGTTCCCGATCTCGTCACGCATACTGCGAATCTCCAAGTCCTGGATAAGCATGTGCACAGTCATAACCGTGGCGACCATGATGGTGCTGCGATTGAAAGACCTCTGTTTTCTGAGCGTCTTAGCAAACACACGCATCGCAGTTTCGGAGCAGCGAAGACTTCCGAAAATATAACGAATCATTTCATCCATGTTTCTTTTCTCCTTTCATGTCGGCAAGAAATTGTTCGATCGTTTCAAACTTCCAAGCCTTCGGCTCTCTCAACGAAAATATAAATTCCTGTCCGTTGGTTTTGCGAATTCGAATGCTGTTTTTACCATTTGGGAAGTATTCTTTTACCTCCTTTGCCTGGTCGGGTAAGCATGTCTGAAAAAACCCGTACACTTGCGTATGAATCATGGTAATTCTCCCTTATAGGATGCTGTCCAAATACCAATTCATCTGCCACCAGATTTCGACAGTTCTCATGTCATACTTGCAGCGTTCGACGGTAAACAAACCGCCTTCGCCATTTCGCTTGTATTTGCGGTTCATAAATCGAGATATTACGTCGTCCGTATACGCCGCATCAAATCGAGAATCACTCATCGACCCTAAACCCAGACTGACAATCATGTTCCAGAACCACTGTCCCATGCGATTGCCGATATCTGGGTCGGTCATAATATGTTCTTCACAACGAAACGCTAAGGCAATAAGCATCTCCAATACACTGCAAGGGCGGTTATCCAGATAACTGGCAATCATAGGACCCTCGTATTCTTTTTCATAACCAAAACGATACCGGAGGTCTATCCCATCTTCTGCTCGATTTCCGTCCATCGGCAGCATATATTGAAAATCAATATTATGCAGATGACGAAGAAGCTTCTGATAAGACAGCCTCCGGCTATATCGTTCGTTACATACGAGCTGACACATCCACTCAAAATATTCATTGTTCAGCTCAATTTCAGTCATTCGATCCTCCTATTAGTAGTTGGAGCCTTCCGCCACATCGGAGAAAGAACGATTGTCTCTGAGAATTTCATAGTCACATCTCAGGCGATCGTTACGAATAAAGACCGAATCATCCTCAT